GAAAATAAGTTACACGACCGTCTTCAGTAGAAAACTTGGAGATGCCTTTGCTAGAAATCTCAACATTATATTCTAACACCATCATCTTCATATTTTCAACTTTAAAGACATGAACAAATTCATCATCAGTCGTGCCGACCTTTTTACTGAAAGAGTTCATAGAACTATTCTTGGAGTCACTTGCACTGAGAGTGATGATACCATCTTCACCCTTGACAATGATCTCAGGAACACCTAAGACACGAGCCGCTTGTAAGACTTTGTTAAGAATAGTATCAGGTAACGTGAAAGATACATTTACATCAGGTAGTGACAGTGATTTTTCGGGTGGTGTAACGATCATCGATGGGTCAGCATACCGATATTTAATTGCAGTACCATTACCATCACTGATAGTCATATCATCATCACTTAAATCTAATTCTGGATCTTCAATAAGTGATAAGGCTGATAGAAATTGACTTAGGTCATAGATACCGAAATCCTGAGAAAACTTATCTCCAACCTCTACCTCTGCTAATACAGTTTTTTGCGGTGATACTGTACGAAGTTTGGTGCCTTCTTTAAATAGAAGAGACTGATTAATTGAAAAGAAGTTTTGCAAGACTTCAATAGTTTGTTCCGATAGTTTCATAATATTCTCCAAAGTTATTGCATGATTTTATTATAAAGATTTTTCTTTACCCAATCGAGTTGAATCTGCAGTTGCTGATGCACCAATAGATGCAAGAGATGCTAAGTCTCCACCAAAGATGTATGAGCCCATATGCTTCAATCGCATCCATGGACACATCCATACTTTGATTCCTAATTCGCGGGCCCACTGACAAAACATGTAATCTTCTGACAGATATCGATTAGACTTAGGATCGATAACAGTATCAAAGAAAGCGTGAATCTGACGCGAGCCATCAAAGTTAGCTGTACGCACATGGTCTGGTTTATAAAGTAATTCTGGGTGGGCTTCTCCGAACTTTTCGAAAACGCGTTTTTGAATCATCATGAAACCAGTACCAGCCTCTAAAACTTCTGCAGGTTCGTTGATTTTGATTTGCTCTGTCCCAGGTGCAGGATTGAATACAAAATCACCTACGTAATTTTCCAGATTATTTGGATTGTCGTCTGCCACACCTTTATCGACTGCTTGCTTAATCTTTTCCCACGAGATAGTCTTTTTTGGATATGGTGCAGCTACAATATCTTTATCTGAATTTGGGTCTGCAATTGCAGCCAAAGCCAAGACATCAGACGCATCAAAACCAATATCCGCATCAATAAACATCAAATGAGTATAATCACTTCGCATAAACTCGTCAACCAAATAGTTACGCGCACGAGTGATTAGTGACTCATTGAAAATATAGAAAAAACCTACATCAACACCATACTTAGCGGCTTGCTGACCAAGGTCTACTGAAGATTTAGTATACTGACCACCACACATACCACCATACATGGGTGTAGCAACCATAATCTTTCTTTCTTGTAATTGTTCAACAGTAATCTCAACTTCCATTATTTACTTCCTTCTCAGTGTCATGAATGTATAATGTCATAATAGCATAGTGCAAGACTTTCATCAAGTCTTTTCTGTTGTAACCGTCTTTACGCCCATATCTCTGTGCATACTTGAGAACATTGCCGATACAGAAACCTGTACCGTGTCCAGCGTCAAAGATAAATTCAGTAGCTTGAAACTTAGACTGACTATAGTGGGCGCTGTAGGTACTATCTATGTATGTCTTAAGCTCACGAATTAAACGGTCTTCATCAAATTTATAATCAATCATTTATATGTTCCACAAATTATTTGTTTCATTGGTTTCTGGTTTATCCTTGTCGTTACGGCGAATGTGTTTGTTCCGTCCAGTGCCCTTAGTTCTTCGATAATCTTTATTTGTCTTTTTTATGTTTTTACTCGATTCTTCCGAGCCATTCGTATATCTATTCGCTCGATGTTCGTCATTTTTATAATTAGCCGTTTCATTGTATTTCTTAATGCAGCCTTGACATATCGGAACCTTCATGCCATTTTTAAGTTTAATTCTTCTCACTGGTTCAAACAACCCGGCGCAATCCCAACCATCGGCTTTTTCGCCGCAATGCCAGCATGAGGGTCTAAACTTTATTACAGATTCTGATTTAGGACCATCAGAAGTACCGTTAATCCAGCCGTCTAAACTAGAAATTTTTGTTGAATTATCCTCACGTTTTTGTTTTTTTAAAATACCTTTATCTTGTTCCGAAATATATTTTTCTACCTGCTCTTCTGTAATTTCGAACCATTCTCCTCTAATGTTATAATCCTCGAAAAAATTATGAGCAGCTTTTTCAAATTTATCTAATTGCTTTTCATTACATGGGATATATCCTATCATGATCAACTCATCACTATTACTAGTTTGATGACTACCCCAACGGTCATTCATATTGGTAGACTTTCCAATTTTAATCCTATCTTCTTGTCTATCTTCTTTTATAAAATAAATACCACATGCATTCTCTAGGCTATTATTTTTCACGATAGTCATTCCCATTTACTATTTGATTGCTATAAAACCAACAAAATTATGATTACGCCAGAACTGCTGTAAGACTGGAAATCCAGCATCATAAATCATAGCTTCAATTTCACTTACCGTATTTGGTTTCATCATGTTACGCAATGTTTTTTCTTTTGTCAAGATATCTTCTGCAGTAAAATTCTTTTGCTTGAAGTCATAGTAGTTAAAGGTAATCATCTCTTGAACTTGTGAGTTATCGGAGATAGTCTTTTCAGAGAAGATAAATGCACCGCCTGTATTTAATCCTTCATAGATACAACGAATAACTTCTGCACGATCTTTCTTAGACATGAACTGTAAAGTAAAAATAGAAGTTACCAAACTACAATTATAGAAAGCAGTGAGCCGTACATCTTCTTCAGTATCAAATACAACCTTTGTACTTGGGTATTTTGTTTTCAAACTAATTTGTCGTTCTTTTAAATCTTTAGTAAACCCAGTAGCAATCTCAATACCACGATATGTGGCTTGTCGGGCAAAGTCATTCTGTTCAATCATCATCTCAGTGACCTTACCAGTAGAACAACCAATATCTACAACTTCTGTATCATTTTCAACAAAGTACCTAGACATTGCAATAATATCTTCTAGTAGATTACTATATCCACGAATAGAACTATCAATATGATTATCAAAGCCTTCGTCACGGTGTGCAAATGTAAAGTCAGTCATTATTATACTCCTTCAAAATATTTTCATAGATAGAGTTTGCAATATTAACCATCATTTTTGGTGCAACCATTCTACCAATACGTTCAGCTTTTTTATCAAAATTACCAGTTAAAATAAAATCCTCTGGTAGAGACATGATACGAATTAGTTCACGAATTGTAAATTTACGATTCTTCTCATAATGAAAAACACCAGAGACACTTTTCTGATTACCTCTTTGTGTAATAGTTGGGCAAGGATCATCAGGACAAGGACGAATCATATTAAAAAGAGATCGTTTAGGATTAATATCTATGAAACGTGTGTCACTTGGTTTGATATGTTTCTTTGGATTAAATTCTAAAAGTTCAATCCATTTTTTCTGAAAGCCATTCTGCACATAGTCTAAAAGTTCTTTTTCTTCTTCCGGATCATTTTCTATATCATGAATAGCTTCTTTTAAAGAAATATGCTTAGGTCTATCATCTGCTTGCTTTTGTCGTTTAGATTTTTTAGATTTAAGTTTTTTCCACGCATCGTGTGTGATATGTGTAGGCACTGGAAATATACTATTAATATTCAAAAACGAAAGTCCAATATCATCACATACATCATTACGAACACAGATAAAGATTGTTCGCTCACGACCTTGAGGCACACCATAATCAGCAGCATTTAGAACTTTATATGTTACGTTGTAACCAATCTTTTCGAACTCATTGATAAATGCATTTAACTTTTCGATTGCCTTACCAAACGTGATACCCTTGACATTCTCAGCGACAATGACTTTTGGTTGGATGCCTTCTGCGATACGAATAAATTCATAGAATAAATCTTCAATGGCAACTTGCATCTTGCCATCAGAATAAACTTTCTCTTTATCCCAACCTTTCTCACGTTTACCAGCAACGGAGAAAGCCGAGCAAGGAGGAGATCCATCTAGAATA